CTCTTCCACAACATCAGGAGGAAGAATATCGGGCTCAATCTTATAATCCTCAAGGTTTACCTCTTGGATAACTTCGACGGGTGCAGTTAGGCGGGAGGCAAGATTAAAACCCGTGGCGTCGAAATAGCGATGCTTCAACATGAACTTGCTCAACCATTGATCCATCCAAACAGACCATGATTCGTGAGCGAATGAGAGGGTATTCGGGAGGTCTCGCAGGATATGAGGGAGGACGGGGGCAGACAGGATGAAGGCGGAAGGCGTCTTAGAACCGTCAACCGTAACATAGCAGGCCCACGCCCGCTCCATCTTCTCTTTCGCTACATGCTCAAAGAGAGCGAGTTGGTCGCCGCTGAATTTGATATTTGGTGCAGCGATAGCGAAGATTTCATCGCCGGGAATCTGGACTACGTAGGCACGAAGAATATCTCCAAGCGAAGGATTAACCTGCTTCGTGGATGCCATTCTAACGCCATTGGCTGGGTTTACAGGCATTTTGTAGGCCGAGTGGATGATTACCCGCCCCGCGGCATTGCCCCACTCGTTAACCGCAAGCAATTGGGCTTCCGTCGGGACGTTAAGGCCCTCGGTGATGGCGGTTACAATCGTTGCGAGCTTGGTCTTTTTAATCTTAAGCTCGGTTACTTTGTTAAATTGTCTCATTATTTGATGATGTTTTTCTTACGCAGGATGCAATAAAGCTTAAAGAAACCCAGCTTGACCCACAACGGTTGGTAGACTTTTACGTTTCCTCCTACTACCGTCACTGTGCAAGGGCAGGCGTTTAGGCACCGAACTCGCACGGGATTACCGCTAAGCGTTGTCAGGTTAGTCAAATGGATGTTAATTGGCGGTTCGTCCGATTGCTCGGAGTAGTTTCCGAGTTCAATCTCTACGTTCTTAGGGTTTCCACCAAATGCCGTGTCCTTGATGTATACGTTGCGGGTCCCTCCCTTGATTGTGATGTGTTGAGTTCCGTAGGTATAAAGACGGCAACCTTCAAGCACGATGGCGTCGCAGTTACGGTTCATATCTACGCAGTCTTCCTTCCCGCCCCAGATCAAACAGTCCTTAACGATACAATCTTTTGCGTTAGAGAACTTAAGAACATCGTCGTATTGATCGAGGTTATCTGGCGCGAGTTCGATCCCATAGAGGCGAACACCGCTTGTATCTGCGATTGATTTGTAATTCTTGTCGGCCATGTTATTTGTTATTCGTGTTAACGTGGTTATAATTTTCTTCGCCAACGTGCAGGCATACTAGGTCTGCGTCAACATAGGATTGGATTCCAAGCTCTTTTGCGCGAGTGCAGAACGACATATCCTCTCCTCGTCCTACCTTAAGTGGGTTGAAGTATCCATACCACAAGCCTTCGTTGGATGGTTTGCAATCAGGAAATGCCCCGGAATCAATTGCCGCCTTCATCTTCTCAATGACCCATCTTTCAATTTTCATTGCCCCGGTAGCAACCCAACGGTCGGGAACGTAGCCATCATACTGCATCCGGTGGAACTTATCATTCTCCATATCGGACTCAAAGCCCTTAGCACATTGGGCGCGGCCCTTATGGTGGCGTCCAAAGTATAAGCCACCAACGATACCACGCTCACGGCCAGATGCCATAAGGCGACTGATGGTATTCATGGAGGCGCGGCGAGAATCTACCGATGCACGATACGTCCCATTGAAGATAGCCTCATTCCCGCAAGGGAAGATCATGTCATCATCAAACATGATAAACGTCTTTGAGTCCGTCTTCATGGCCTTATGAATCAGCAGGTTGCGCGATTCATGGATAACGGTTCTGGTCTGGACCTGTAAGCCAATCTTGGATGGACCGTATTGGGCATAGTTGGCGAACAGGGTAAAGTGAGTATGGGGGTTGAACGTCCGATACACAGGAAGGAGGATTTGAACCTCCTTATCCTTCCACATTACAAGGTCATCCGGTTTCTGCTCAACCTTCTTGCTGAAATCGAGTTCGTCAAAGACAAGTTGGATGGCATCGGCGCTGGGCGGGCGCTTCCCGGTGAGCCAGTTGGATGCTGTTCCAACCGACACACCGAAGAGTTGAGCCGCAGCTTTCACCCCGATGGACTCAATACGAGCCCTTACAAGCTTTTTGAGATCAGTCATCTAGCTGTTTATTCGTCGCTTACACCCTGACCTTGTTCAATTGCGTTGAAGGCGTCCTCAAGTGAGGTAGGTTTCTTGCTGCTGGTGCTAACCGAGGAGGTTCCACCGCTATTGATGGAGCCAACCTTGGGGGTTGAGCGCGAAGCAGAGCGAATCTTGTTAATCTCAGATTGGGCTTTCTCAAGGTCGGCTTTGAGCTTAACGTTCTCGTCGGCAAGGCGGGTCTTCTCGCGCCGTTCCTGATAGTAGCGAACGGAGTCAAGAACGAGTTCGAGGGATTCGTCTACATCCTTGGTTTGAAGAGACTTCTTCAACAGCGAGTTAAGCTGGCGGGTGTATTTGTTATCGCTTTCGATTGCGGCTTTTTGCTCTGGCGTTGCCTTGTCGGGAACTGGCTTCTCTTTGAGCCATTCATTCTTCTCGGCGGTTTCCTTGAGCCAACCATCAATCTTCTTTGTAATCTCCTGAACCTGACCCTGTTGGGCCTCTACTTGCTTCTTCTGCTGTTCCTCAAGGTTCTTGAAGTATTCGGTGGCGGTTTTCTGCTCCTTCTCGAAGAAAGAGTCTTTATCGCGCTTCGTATTGATCTGGTCAACCATCGCAGCCTCGATAGACTTGCGTTCACCGAGCGGGAGGGCTTGGAGGATTCGCTCAGAGATTTCGGCCTGAGTTGCAATCGTCCCATCTGCAAGCGTGATTTGCTTAGAGGAGTTGCTAAAGTTTAACCATCCACCCTCGGACTTGATAAGTGCAAGGAGCCCTTCGCCAGCGTTACGCGCCTTAAGAGAGCTGATGATGCTATTCTCGGACTGCTCGATGCGGGTGTTGAACTTGGTGTTGATCTCGGGGTCTTTCTCCAAGTCGTAGCGGCGACGATACATAGCCAACTCGTCAAGCTGCTTTTTAACGGCTTCGTCGGTTTTGGGGTCAACTGTCTTAACCTCGTTGAGCTTCTTTTCAAGTTCAGCGAGTTTGTTGGCCTTCTCAGCTACTTCTGCCTTAGTCTTAACTGACTCCGAGTTAATCGTGTCGATCTTCTTGAGAAGGGCTTGAATGCGCTTGGCGGTCTTAGGCTTGTCGTGCGGGAGAACGGTAAGTTCATCCTCGGGAACATCATCCTCGGACTTAACCTCCGCATCCGGCTTCTTCTCTTCTTTCTTTTCTTCTTTCTTGGGTTCGGCCTGTTGGCGGAGCTTACCACGAGAAATCTCTTCGCCCTCGCCCTTCTTATCCAGCATGTCGCCAAGCTTCTTGTCCAAGTCAGAGAACTCCTGCTTGGGCTCCTCTTTAACCACCTCTTCCTTGGGTTTTGCGGGGATTTGCTGACGGGCCTGCTCCTTGGGCTTGGACGCCTCAGAAAGCACGTCTTTTACGTCAAGACCGTCGTTCTTGGCGGCTTCCATCTTGTCAAAGATAGATGCAATCGTGCTTGTGCCACGATCCATCGTTTTCCCGTCTGGGCTCAAGACCTCAACGGTCTGTTTAACGTCAACGGAGTTATCTGCGGGTTGGGTATTAGTTTCGTCACTCATGGTCAATCGTTGTCAAATTTATCGTTCTTTTTTTCTTCAAGGGATATTACTTCTGAAATTCTGTCTAGGGCGAGTTTATAACCCTCGACCTTGCCTGCGGCAAAGATGATGTTGGTAGCGTCGCCAGCCGGACACGAGGGGGTTCGCTCTCTCATATAGAGCATTCCTTCCTTGCCGTGTTCCGTGTCCAAAAACCGACGCCAGTTTAGTCTAGTAATCTTTTGTAGTTCCATAAATCAAACCGTTGCCTGTTCTTGCGCTTGAGCTGCGGGAGCCGCCCCGAGTGCCTGCGCTTGTTGTTTAATCATTTCAGATTGTTTAATCACACCAAGAGTTCTCTCGGCAGAGGCAATCCAGCTCTTCGTTTCGTTAATCTGATCCTTAGGGATAGTCTTCTTGCCAACGCCAGCTTCCCAGTGGCCTGCATAGTGGCGGAGAGCGATCTCGATAAGGGCAGAATTTGGCTGGGCAGACGTGAGCAACTGGCTAATCGTGGGTTGAAGGGTCTGCATGTGGACCCAATCGTTATCGCTTGTAACAACCGGAACCTGTTGACCAATGCTCATTGCGGCATTCTCCATAAGCTGCTGGCGTTGAGCAGTAAGCTGTTCAGTGGAATCGCCTTCTGGGATTACAAGGGATTGGACGAATTGCTCATCGCCTGCGCCTTCTGCCATCACACGAGCTACCTCATTCTGACGGAACAGCGGGTTGTTTACTACGCTTTGGGCAAACATGGCCCGTTGAACCGCTTTATACTCCGTGAAGTCCATAACGGACTTAACCGGGAATTGCTCGCACAGCATACCGATCTCTTCTGGGGTAAGCTTCTCAAGAAGCGTGGCGGTCACTTTCTGGGCAACCCTATCAGGGGAGAGTGGGTTACAAAGACGGCGGGAGATGGTCTGGACTACCGCAGCGAATTGAATCAGCCAGTTCTCCAACATAGCTTCTTGGAGTTCCTTCTCCTTGCTCATAGCCGCATTGATTTGGGCGGCTTTAACATCGGAGGGTTGCATGGGAATCGGCGGCACGAAGGCACCGATCTTCTGTTGGGCAAGTTGGGTAAGCTTAGCATCCAGAACCTCATAGCCGTTAACGTCTTGAGGAAGGGCGGCTGCATTACCGGCAAATTGGGCGCCCGATACGATCATGTGGGTATCGGTAACGCTCAAGCTAACGTCATTGACGTTCTTGGCGTCGGGAACCTGCAACTTCATCTTGTTAGAGTTGCGTAGGTTATCAATGGCATCGCAGCGAATCTTCTCTACTTGTGCAGCGAGGTCATAAAGGATTTGGGCGGCACCCCAAGAGCCATGCACCGTTCCATCACCATAATCAAATACCGTAGTCTGGACGGCATCATACATGCTATCGAACTGATCTAGGTGCTCAAAGAGGAGTCGCTTCTCTTGCTGGGGTGAACCAGACGCAGAAGAAGGAGAAGGGCCAGAGTCGGAAAGAAGGACGTAATGGGAGACTCTGCCGGTAGTTTCTTTAGCAAAGAGATGCCATGTGCGGATTTTCTTAACGCCCTTAGTATAAGAATACGCCCAAGTTGCTTGGCGAATGAGTTCTTCATAGGAACGAGCGTTGGGATAGGTAGCATCTACGGGAGGCGGGATCGCGGAGTTGATAGCCTGAACGACGTTATCGCGCTTCCAGTATTCCATGCCTGCATCCAAAGACTCCTTAACTAGATTGATAAGTTCGCTAGGCGAGTAGTCATACTTCGCCATGAAGAACTGGGGTTCCTCTGACAGCTCTGTGCCTTGAGGGACAAAGCCCTTATCCATGCGGAAGAAGGTCGGACGCCATTCATACTCATCGAACCAAACATTAAAACCGAAGCCAAACGTGCCTACTTCACGAGCAAGGCCACGAATGTAGAAGTTGAACTTAGGCCAAGCACGGATAGCATCGCTAATCGTTTGGCGGAAGTGGAGAGTCTTCTCTGCGCCATTTGGATAGTTGGCGGGAAGCTCGGCAGCAGTAAGATACTTTGCCGTCTTAATAGGCATATACAACCGGGGGGTAACTTTACTACACTCCGTAGCGAGAAAGCCGGTTGAAATGTTAGTCTTGTAAGACTTGCCTGAGTTTTCTAGCTTCTTCTGATTGTAAGGACGCTCACCTTGAAGCTTAGCGGTGATGCGTGCCGAGAACAGGATTCCCTTCTTCCAGTCGTTAACAAGCGTCTCTGACACGGAGAACGCTTGGTCGATACTCCCAATCGTGCGGTTCTCTACCTCAAGGTTTTCGTTAACCTTTGGCGTATTGCCAGTGGCGTCTTGAAGGATGTTGTTGGGGAACCCTTGGGTATCGCTCATTTATATCGGTGTTGTCCTTTTGTTGAAGTTATATACCTGATTGCCTCTCATTTTGTTGAAAAGCAAGTTATTTTTATGTTTTAAGCTGGAAATAAGGAGTTTTGCGACGAGGGCATGTGTGGAATTGCGTCGTCTCCGGGTCAAACCACGTTCTAACCTTAGCCTCTTCGCCTTCTCCAAACCGTTGCTTGTCTAGGATGATCTCTCCGTCGTTCTCGTCCATCCATGCGTTAATAGTCTCAATATCGGGAGGAGTGGCCTGCTTTGCTTCGTCTAGCTTGCGCTTCTTCATCTTGTTTCGGAACCAGACGATTACGTTGAAGGCGGCGTTTGTAATATCGGAGCTACCAGACACGTCTGCCTTAGTAGGTGCGGTATATTCGTTGCCGGACGAAACCTTGCGGGAGTGGGCGACGAGGATAACGTGAGCACCTGTGTTGTTGCAGAACGTTGTAAGTTTGTCAGAGAACTCGCGCTGACCACCGTAGTCCTCAGAGGACAGACCGCACTTAAACAGTGAGTCGATGATAAATACGTCAACTCCGTGGCGTTTACGGGCATACTCCATTGCGTGGAGGAGGCGGGTGGTGTTAACCGTCCCAATGCAGTCCAAGAAGAAGATAGAGTCGTTGAGCCAGCTAATGCAGGCTTGGACCTCTTCCTTGGTGGATTGCTTCTTAGCCATCGCACAACGGGTCATGTTGTAGAGGGTCATCCCCGGCTTGATTTCAAGGGAGGCGTCCATAACACGGACACCCTGTTGAACCAAGTGCATGATAAGCTGGTTGAGGCCGATAGTCTTGCCGTGGCCGGAAAAGCCGGTAAGAATTGTAAGTTCAGACTTACGAACGCGCCAAGGAAGCTCGGGATACCAAGGGGTATCCCAACCCTGCTTAGAGAAGTCGGTGGTGTAGTAATCGCAAACCTCTGTCGTATAGTCGTCTGCTCTTTTAATCTCGTCTAGTTCGATTTGCTTGGCGGTGTGGAGGCAACGCTCCATCTCCTCTTTGGTTACGCCAGCAACGAGACATTCGTTTACGTCTTTCTTAGGGAGTGATACAATGTAACAACGATGGAGTCCAAGCCTCTTGCATATATCAGGAGCAGCTTGTTTACCGGGCTCGTCCATATCCATGCAGACGTAAACCTTCTCGAATCTAGCGAGCCACTCCCAGTCAATATCAACCCACTCAAAGTCAGAAACGCCATTGGGAATAGAAACAGCAGGAATAGACCAACTATGAAAAGAAAGAGCATCAATTTCGCCCTCAGTAATAACGAGTTCAGAAACGTTTTCATTTATAAGTTGTTTGCCGAATAGGCAGCGTTTTGTTCCTTTGGTTGACCAAGAATCCTTCTTTCCGTCTGGGCGGTCCACCTTGAGATACTTGCGATGGACGCAGATATTCTTACCCGACTCAGCATCGTGCTCGATGAATGGAAACACCATTGCCTCTCCATCGTCGGTTTCTGCGATAGAGGCGTTGCAGATTACAATTGGGTTGAGGCGACGTTCTAACGTCAGATAGTCCATTACCTTTGTGTTGGACTCGGCTAGGCGGACTCCTCCGCGTTCAGGCTTAGAGTAGGTCTTGGACTTGTGGCGTTTGATGCCAAAGTCTTCATCCTTAACTCCCAACCAGTCCTTGGCTTCACGAACGGCCTCTGGGAAGCTTTTCCCGCGAGTTTTAGACCACAACCACAACGGTGAGGCTCCTTTGTCGTCCTTGTTGGCAAAGTCGATAAAACGGCCCGCAGCGGACCCTGTAAGCGTTACTTGGAGTGACTCGCCTGCCGAGCCATCAATTCCTCCTACAAGATAGAGATTTCCCTTAACCTTTCCATTTGGCAGGAGGTGCATACACACTTCCTGAAAACGATCTAACAGCATTCTATTAAGTTCTGCCGAATCCATTGGGACCTTTCGATTTTGTTTGTTTGTTACCTGAGCGAGAAAGTAAGAAGGGCGGGTGGATTACTTCACATACCCCCGCACGCCGGAAAGACTTTAGGCTATCAGCCACGGATAGAAACAACAATACCCGATGAAGATAACGACGCTTGCCTTCTAAGGAACTAGAGAATCCAACATTTCTCAGGTTGCTGGCCGTCTTTCTTGGACGACAGCGATGTTGGACTTTCTACGTAAACAACTGAGCGAAGATCGGTCGAATGTCTAGCACAATAACCTAGAAAGGATGGCGTTTGTAATCCTCGGCTTAAAAGGAACGTCCGATGAAGGAGTTCTGTCATTTCTGGTGAGGTCGGCCAGTCGATCTTTACAAGGTTGGGGCAGGTTTCGCACACGTTCCATCGTTCGATAGCCTCCAACTGGGGGATGAACTTGGGTGGTTGCTTTGACCAGAGTTTATAAACCGAGTCTCGCCACGCAACATAATCATTATCAACCGATTGCTGTTCTTCGTTCTCTGAGCGTTTCACCATGTATGGCCAGTTCTTGGCATAGAAGAACAGGACTTCTTGCTCGGGGTTTCCTGCCGGGATGTTGTTGGAGGCGCGGAAGCTTGTAAGTTTCTTAACCACCTCATCTAGCGTCTCTCCGCGAAACGTAACGCTATGGTCCCGAAAGTGATGACCACCAATCGGGAGACGCTTCTGGTTCTTGTTAAGTTCGAGCACGTCGTTCAGTTTTTCATTTTGACCCACGCCTGAATGCGATCAACAACATCGGATGCCGTATGCCCATCCCAATGGAACCCGGTTTCAAGGACGGCTGCTCCCGTTTCGCACGCGAGAGACCACATTTTTGAAGGAAGATGGTAGGTTATATCACCCGTCGGGGCCTTAATTCCAGCAATGAACCATCCATCCCAAGTGCTACCATCGCTATGTTTTGTGCTAATCCACGAAAGAGATGGGTGCGCTTTCATCAGGGCCAGAAAGAGGGTGCATCGGTGCTCATAAAGCTCGTTGAAGGTATGGTATCCATCCGACACTTCTCCTGCTTCGCATGGAATTTTAATCGTGCTCATGGTTTTCATAGTTAATCTTGGTTATCTGGACCTTGATAGTCGTCGGTTTCGATAGACTCGGCCATCTGTTTGTGGGTTAGGAACTTAACCTTACCTTGATTTGCGCCTGCCGCCTTAGACGGAGCCTGCTGCTCAACTAGGCCGGGAATCACATCAGAGTTAAGTCTTACAACATGAAGGAGTTGGATTACGCTATCTGCTTCGTCGGGAGACACTCGATTTCTTGAGATGTATTCCTCCTTAGGCTCTACCTTAATGCCGTTCTTGCCATTCTTGTAGCGGCGGGAGGTTAGCTGGCTGTAAAGGGGCGAGGTCGGAACGATCTTGTTAATCAGGATGGCTCCGCAGGTTGGGTCGATCCATCGACGGAAGGCCCACCACATCTCGCTCATAACGCCATCCACCTGCTTATCAGCACCAACCTGATCTTCTGCGAGAATCTTGCGTTCGGTTGCCTTCTCGTTCCAACCGATGCCCAACACAGGCCCCCAGACTTTTTGAAGGTGGGACCATGTTCCAAAGCCGTATCCCGTATTGTGCGTAACGATTGCATGTCTGGTGAGATAAAGATGGTCTTCCGCGTCAACTCTTATGCAGATAGAATCCTCGTCATCGAGCCTTGTAATTTTATTAATAACCCTAAAGCCAAGTTTTACTTTTCTGTGGAATTTATCAGCTTTTCTCTTTAACGAGAACGGATTTATGCCATCTGGCATTGCAATAGACAACTTGTGCGCGAGCCTGCATTCAACACCGTTGCAATATGTTTTGTGGGAAGTGTATCTGCAAGAACCGCCAAGTGATTCGACTAGCTCGGTTACTTGGTCTATTAAGGTTTTATTGCAAAGGCGTATTCCGGCGCCACTTCCTTGTAAAAATCCATCGGTATCCATTATGCCCCTCAAAAGATTTAACCTGTCCTCTACGCTGGCGGTCATATAATCGTATGGAATGAATTTATCCCAAGAATGCTTTCCAGTTAATCCATAGCCGCGAAGCTCGCATAGCAATTTATTATTAGGAATAAATACACCAGTTTTGTCGCATTTCTTCTTTTCTGCGCCAAATAGGTAATTGCATCTGTCTGTATGCGTTATCTTAACTCCATCCGGTAAAACAGAAGCGATTTTTTCAAGAATCTCTGAGTCGTTACTTGAGAATCTTACGTTTGATTCCCGAATATTCCCATCTCCAAGAAGGCATCCCAATAAATATGGGTGAATCTTGAGTTCGGGCCTACAATCAAATTCAACCGGGTTGGACACGATTGGTATTTTTAGACCTCCGTATTTTTCCATATATGTGGCAACCTGTTCAGTTGTAATCGTGTTCCAATGCCCATATTTGCAGTCTTTAACCCTCCAAAGATGCTCTGGTCCACAGCGAGTCCATGACCCGTCGGTAAACTCAATCTTTAAGACGCGCCTATCCTTTTGCGGATACACGCCGGTTACTTTCGTCTTTTTGCCATTTGAGCCAATTACATAGTCTCCGACTTTCATATCACCGATTCTCTTCCATCCATACGGAGTTAGAACTGGCTCAGAAACAGGCTGCATTTTGTCCACGGCTACCCATTCTGGTTTGATGTGCATGTTCTTGCAGCGACCCATGATCTCTTCGGCCATCTTAACCGTATCGTCGTGCTTAGCCATCGGCAGGATTTGGTCAACTTGTAGGACGTGGCGCGGTTTCTCGCGGGAGACGTTAAGCCTGTCCATAAATGGGACGAACTTGTTGTCCTTGTTCCTCCATCCAGAGGCCAACCCCCACCTTCCAACGGTCATCTGGGCGGAGTCTTTACCCATAAACGCCAAGTCAACCGCAGCGCAGGCAGTTGGAACCTCGATGAATACGGCCTCACCCGTTGCTTCTTGTGGCCAAGTGGGCGGGATGACCGTATTGACGGAGGACTTCATGGGCGGGAACCCACGGGCGAACGTAGCGTAGTTAGCTGAGGAATCACCACCCGACTTCAAGTAACTTATAAACCCTTCGTAGGTTTGAAGGCCGGGGAAGATCAGCTTCTTCTGGATTACGTTCTCGGACCTAGCCGCATCCATTCGGCATACCAACCAACCAGACTTGGCCTCGTAGTCATAGAGAATGTCCATGTCCTCAAGCATCCACCCCTGTTCTGGTTCGGCTAGGGACTACGTGCTGAGAGATAGACTCAGGGTTGAATGCTACGGCGATTTTGATGATTTCTGACCCCGTTTTGGAGGCAACAAGCGAGTTGAAGTCTTTGAACGGTCCGTTTGGCCAGTTTTGGCCTTCGTCACCGAGCACGCGCAACCTCGACATGACCCCGAACTTCGGGTGCGGTTTCGGACGCACCGGCTTCGCTTTATATCCTTTGAACTGACCAGACGTTTCTTGAGATTGTTTGAAGGCAATACCAGATATTCCGAACTCATAACCGGCTTCCTTAATCCCGAGCCAGAGGTCGGAATCTCTAACCTGAATATCATATGAGACAGGAATAGCGAGGCTGCGATACAGAGTGGCAACGTGAGCAAAGAGATTCTTTCGTAGGTGATCTTCATTGATGGCGGCGAGTTTAACAGTAGTGTAGTAAGGGTCTCGTAAATAGTCTAAAAGCATCCAAGCTCCCGCTCCATACGTCTTGCCCATCGAGGAAGCGCCCATGAGAAGGATGGTCGAACCCTTCCTCATAGCCTCAAACGATCTAACTACGCATTCAGGTTCCGTTTGGAATACGTCAGGCCCCCATTGGAGGGCGGCGGCATGGAGATACATCTCGTTGTCCAGCAACCATTGGAAGAGGTTCCTGCATACGGAGAGAGCCTGCTGCTTGTTGCGGATTTGGACTTGGGTTTGGCCGATTTCCTGCAAAACAAGCTGACCCGCATCGCTCCACCGCTCCTCAGTTATCAGGCGGTTTATTTGATTGCAGGTCTTGATTTGCATTT